CCTTTTTACGCAGCGGCGGGAAATATGGGATGGGGGTATTCAACGAGCAGGAGTGCATATGGCAGGCAACGCGAATTCTGGAAGGAAGCCGCTGCCGGGGAACGTGCATCTTCTGCAAGGGAACCGCAGCAAGAAACCGAGCAGCGAGCTAGTGCAGTCGCTGCGTCCGCCGGTCGCCGCGCCGGAAGCCCCTGACCACCTGAGCCCCGATGCCCTGGCCGAGTGGCGGCGCGTGGTGCCGCTGCTCGAGGCGATGGGCACGATCGCCGAACTCTACCGCGCACCGCTGGCCGTCTATTGCCAGGCGTGGGGCCGCTATGTCCATGCCGAGCGCAAGCTGGCCGAGCTTGGCGACAGCGAGCTGGTCAGCACGACGCCATCCGGCTACAAGCAGATCGGCGTCTGGCTCCAGGTGAGCAACCGTGCCGCCGAGCAGATGAAGACCTTCGCCGCCGAGTTCGGCATGACGCCCTCGGCAATCAACCGCGTCTCCGGCGCCGCCGCGCAGGGTGACCTCTTTGGGTATGGAAACGAAGCCGAGAAGAAGCAAGGCGCCGGCCGCTTCTTCACCTAAGCGCCGCCGGCTGCCGGGCGACCCGGCCACGCGCTATGCGAAAGCTGTTGTTTCAGGAAAGACCATCGCGGGGCCGCACGTCCGCGCCGCCTGTGCCCGGCACCTGAAGGATCTGGAAGAGGGTGCCGCCCGCGGCCTGGTCTGGGACCAGGAAGCCGTCGCCCATGCGCTGGCCTTCTTCACCGAGGTGCTCTGCCTCAACGGCGGCGAGTACGAAGGACGTCCCTTCGAGCTGCTGGCCTGGCAGCGCTTTGTGGTCGGCAGCATCTTCGGCTGGAAGACCAGCGACGGCCATCGCCGCTTTCGCGTCGCCTACGTCGAGACCGCCAAGGGCTCCGGCAAGTCGCCGCTGGCCGCCGGCATCGGCATGTACGGCATGGTTGCCGACAACGAGGCGCGCGCCGAGATCTACGCCGCCGCCACCAAGAAGGACCAGGCGATGGTCCTCTTCCGCGACGCCGTCGCCATGTGGCAGCTCTCGCCGGAGCTGCGCAGCCGCCTGAAGACCAGCGGCACGGGCGAGAACGTCTGGAACCTGGCCTACCTTGAGAAAGGCGCCTTCTTCCGCCCGATCAGCGCCGACGACGGGCAATCCGGCCCGCGCCCGCACATCGCCCTGATCGACGAAGTGCATGAGCACCGCAACAACACCGTGGTCGAGATGATGCGCGCCGGCACCAAAAGCCGCCGCCAGGCGCTCATCTTCATGATCACCAACAGCGGCAGCAGCAAGACCAGCACCTGCTGGGGCTATCACGACTACGGCGCCAAGGTCGCCGAAGGCGTCCTCGAGGACGACACCTTCTTCGCCTACATCTGCAGCCTCGATGTCGGCGAAGACCCGATCCGCAACGAAAAGTGCTGGGCCAAGGCCAACCCGAGCCTCCAGGAGGCCGACCTGCCCGGCATCAAATACCTGCGTGAGCAGGTCCGCGAAGCGCGCGGCATGCCGGCCAAGGAAGCCCTGGTCCGCCGCCTCTGCTTCTGCGAATGGACCGAAGCCGAAAACCCGTGGATCAGCGCCGACATCTGGCTGACCCGCGGCGCCGAATACGACTGGCAGGAACTCAAAGACCGGCGCGCCTGGGCCGGGCTTGACCTCTCCAGCACCACCGACCTTACCGGCCTGGTGCTGTGGATCGAGCCGGAACAGGAAGGCGAGCCCTGGCGCCTGGTGCCCTTCTGCTGGCTTCCCGACGACAACCTGCAGCGCAAGGAAGAACTCGACCGCGTGCCCTACCTTGCGTGGCGCGCCGCCGGCTACCTGACCACCACGCCTGGGCGTGCCGTCAGCAAGCTGCAGGTCGCCATCCGCCTCGCGCAGCTGGCCGAGCACTTCGACATTCAGGCCGTCGCCTTCGACCGCTGGCGTATTGAAGACTTCAAGGCGCTGGCCGACGACAACGGCATCAGCCTGCCGCCGATGGAACCCTTCGGCCAGGGCTACCAAAGCATGAGCCCGGCGCTCGAAGCGATGGAGACGCACCTGCTCAACGGCACCGTTCTCCACCCGCAACACCCGGTGCTCACCTGGTGCGCCGCCAACGCCGTCGTCCAGAGCGACGCCGCCGAGAACCGAAAACTGAGCAAGGAAAAGGCCACCGGCCGCATCGACCTCATGGTCGCCGCGGTCATGGGCGCCGGCCTTGTTTGCAAACAGAAGCCAATCGAAACCGGACTGGAACTCATCATCCTATGACCGCAACCTGGTACAACGCCGAACGAGTCAGCCAGCCCGGCAGCGTCATCCTGTCCGCCTGGAAAGCCGAGCGCGAAGCCGCCCGCATCCAGAATGCCGGCCATACCTACCCGAGCAGCGCCGGCACCAGCGGCAGCCAGCTCTACGAATGGCTGACGGGCAGCAACATCTCGAGCGCCGGCCCAGCTGTGACCGAGCGCACCGCCATGGGCATTGGCGCCGTCTATGCCTGCATCGGCCTGATCGGCGGCGCCATCGCCAGCCTGCCGTTGCCGATCTACCGCCGCACCCCGGATGGCCGCGAGCGTGTCAGTCATGATGTCTGGTGGCTGCTCAACGAACAGCCCTGCACCTGCATGTCGGCCGCCGTCATGTGGGAATACCTGATCTGGTCGCTGCTCCTGCATGGCGATGCCTTTGCGGTCATCCAGCGCTCGCCAGACCCTTTGAGCGGCGGAAAGATCATCGGCATCGAGCCCATCCATCCGCTTTCAGTCCAGGTTCGGGAAGTCGATGAGCGCCTGAAATACACCATCTTCGAAGATGGCGAAGCCATGGTCATCGACCAGGACGACATGCTGCACATCCCCGGCCTCGGCTTCGACGGCCTGCGCGGCATGTCGCCGCTGCGCTATGCGGCCCGCCAGACCTTCGGCCTGTCCCTCGCCGCCGAAGAATACAGCGCCCGCTTCTTCAGCCAGGGCGCCCGGCCGGATTACATCATCACCACTGAAGCCAGCATGAACCCCGACCAGCAGCGCGCCTTCCGCGACAGCTGGCAAGCGCGCTACGCCGGCCTCGCCAACTCGCATATCCCGGCGCTGCTGGCTGGCGGCAAGTCCGACGTCAAGGCGCTGACCCTCAGCCCGGAAGAAGCCCAGCTCATGGCCATGCGCACCTTCCAGACCACCGACATCGCCCGCATTTACGGCGTCCCGCCGCACATGATCGGCATCGTCGAAAAAACCACCAGCTGGGGAACCGGCATCGAGCAGCAGGGCATCGGCTTCGTCAAATACACCCTGCAGCGCCACCTGGTGAAGATCGAGCAGGAAATCAACCGCAAGATTTTCCGCAAGTCGCTGCAGCTCTTTGCCGAATTCAACACCGCCGGCCTCGAGCGTGGCGACACCAAGGCGCGTAACGAAAGCTACCGCATCAGCGTTGGCCGGGCTGGCGAACCCGGCTGGATGACCATCAACGAAGTCCGCCGTCTCGAAAACCTTCCGCCCATCGAAGGCGGCGACGTGCTTTTCAACCCAACCGCCGGAGCGCCCGCGCAATGAACAAACTATTCAAGCTGCTCAACGATAACCGCGGGCTCGGGGTCTTCAAGGCCGAAGCCAGCGGCAGCGAAGCAACCATCTACCTCTACGACGCCATCGTCTCCGATGCCATGTGGGGCGGCGTCGCCGCCGTCGATTTCGTCCAGGCGCTCAATTCGCTCCAGGTCGACACCATCCATCTGCGCATCAACTGCCCGGGCGGTGAAGTCTTCGCCGGCCAGGCCATGGCCCAGGCCGTGCGCGAGCACCCGGCCAACATCATCGCCCACGTCGACGGCTATGCCGCCAGCGCCGCCAGCTGGCTGGCCTTAGCCTGCGACGAAGTGCTGATCTCCGAAGGCGGCTACTTCATGATCCACAAGGCGATGACCATCGCCTGGGGCAACGCCGACGAGTTCCGCAAGCAGGTCGATCTCCTCGACAAGATCGACGCCACGCTGGTCGCCGGCTACGTCAAGGAGACCGGCCAGGAAGAACAGCAGATCGTCGACTGGATGGCCGCGGAGACCTGGTTCAATGCCGAAGAGGCCGTCAAGTACGGCTTTGCCGATTCAATTGCCGCGCCGGCCGCCAAGAACCTCAAGCAGTGGAACATGGCCGCCTGGGGTGACCAGGCGCCCGCGCTCAAAGCGCAAGAACCCGCCCCGGCGCCGGCACCTGCGGCCAACCCGGCCGCATCGGCAGAATCCACGGCCAACACCGAACACCTCGCCCGGCGCCTGCGCCTGGTCGAGAAACAAGCTGCTTAAGGCGCTCCCCGCCAAAGCATGACCGCCGTCGGGCGGTTTTTTTTCGTCCCACTTTCCCGAAAGGAAAACAGCATGAAATCGATTCAAGACCTGCGGGAGCGCCGCGCCTCCCTTGCCCAGAACCTCCACAAGCTGCTCGAAGAAAACCCGGGCAACAAGTGGGACGCCTCCAAACAGGCCATCTATGACCAGTCCATGGCCGAAATCGAAGACGTCGACGCCGAGGTCAAGCGCATCAACGCCGTCCATGAAGCCATCAAGGACAGCGCCGCGGGCGACGCCATCCGCAACGTGGTGGAGCGCAAGGCGCACGACGAGCGCAAACCGCACCTCAACGCCTTCTGGAAGCTGATGCGCAATGGCGACCGCGCCATGAGCCAGGACGACTGGTCGGCCCTGCGCAACACCATGTCGGTCGGCACCGCGGGCGAAGGCGGCTATACCGTCCCCACCGAAGTCGCCACCAGTGTCGCCAATGCCCTCAAGGACTATGGCGGCATGCGCTCGGTCGCCGAGGTTTTCACCACCCAATCGGGCAACGACATCAACTTCCCGACCTCCGACGGCACCTCGGAGACCGGCGAGCTGATCGGTGAAAACACCACCGCCACCGGCGCTGATCCGTCGTTCGGCGTGGTCACCCTCAAGACCTACAAGTTCTCCTCCAAGGTCGTCGCGGTCCCGTTCGAGCTGCTGCAAGACTCCTCGATCGACATCGAAGCCTTCATCCGCGATCGCCTGGTCGAGCGTCTTGGCCGCGTCACCAATACCTACTTCACCACCGGCACCGGCACCGCGCAGCCGCGCGGCATCGTTACCGCGGCGGCTTCCGGCAAAGTCGGCACCACCGGCCAGACGACCAGCATCATCTTCGACGACCTGGTCGATCTGGTGCACTCCGTCGACCCGGCCTATCGCGCCCTCGGCCGCTCCCGCTTCATGATGAACGATGCCTCGCTGAAGGTCATCCGCAAGCTGAAGGACACCACCAACAACCGCCCGATCTTCATTCCTGGTTGGGACGGCCTCGGCGGTGCCATGCCTGACACCATCCTCGGCTACCCGGTCACCATCAACCAGGACGTCGCCACCATGGCCGCCAACGCCAAGTCGGTCCTGTTCGGTGACTTCAGCTTCTACAAGATCCGCGACGCCATGGATCTGACGATGTTCCGCTTCGACGACTCCGCCTACATCAAGCTCGGCCAGATCGGCTTCCTCGCCTGGCAGCGCTGCGGTGGCAACTTCGTCGACGTCGGCGGCGCTGTCAAGTACTACGCCAACTCCGCGACCTGATCCAAGGTTGCTCAATCAGCGCCCGGCTTCGGC